ATGGCTACCTTAAACTTAAAAATCCTCCCGAACAGACGTAAATTGTCGGGTAAACTTGGAATTTATGTATCTTTAACTTTTAAGAAGGAAGTTCGGTATATCTCTACCGAATTCGAGGTTGATGATGAATACCAGTTTGAAAACGGAAAGGTGTGTTACCGCAAGGATGCGGCAATCATGAACAAAAGAATACAGTATGTGCTGGGTATATACCGGGAACGGATGGAAGGTCTCAATCTGAATAGGTTTTCCAACTGTGCACAGTTGAAAGAAGTGTTGATGAAGGATGGGGAGGAAGCTGAGGTGATAACGGTGCGGCAGCTCTTTGAAAGAAGAATAGAGCGTCTTGAAAAAGAAAAGAGAATCTCATACGCGGAAATGAACCGCTATACCTGCAAGGTTATCGTGTCTCTCATTGGTGATATACCTATAGATTACCTGACAAAACGTGATATCCGGGAAACGCTCTTCAAGGGGATGCAGCGCAGAGGATATGCGAAGGGGAATATACAGATGCGCATGACCCATTTCAAGGCTGCTATCAATGAAGCTATAGACGAAGGGTTGGTGAAGTATGACGAACACCCGTTCAAGGGATTTACCATGCCGCAATCTGAACCCAAGCTGATGGACATAACCGTCACGCAGTTCCAGCGTATTCGGGACATGGTAACATCTGACAGCAAACTCATACTGGCGCGTGACCTATTCCTCCTGTCGTTCTACTTGGGTGGGATCAACCTTGCAGACCTTGTTGAGACGGATTTGTCAAGCAAGACAATGACATACGTCCGAAAAAAGAGTGCAGAACACAAGACGGGAGAAAGAACTACATCTTTGACCATACCCGATGAGGCGAAAACAATCATCAATAAATACATTCTGGGAAACAGGTTGAACTTATCGTTTTGTAACGGGTACAAGAATCTGCAACGTTATGTCAACAAATGTTTCGCAGCCTTGGCACAACATATAGGCATTCAAACTTCATTCTCTTACTATGCCGGCAGAAAAACATTCGCACAGTTCGCTTTTATGATAGGAATAAGGACAGAGGTGGTGGAGTATTGTATAGGGCAGTCTGTGAAAAAGAACAGACCTATTTACAATTATGTGCGAGTGATGCAGAAACAGGCTGATGCAGCAGTGCGGAAAGTAATACAATATACTGTAGATCCGGAAAGCTTTGAAACTGAGAACATCCCTTAGAGGATGCCGTCCCACTACTTTGCACACAAACGCAATCATGGAGTGTAAAAACAAGTGTATCAAAATTCAGTTTTTGAAAATATGAACTTATAATCTGAAATTTGAGCATCTTAAAAGACTAAAAAAGGGTCATATCATTACTCAATACAGAGCTTGATATGACCCTTTTAAGTGTTATAATTACTATCTATAACTTTGGGAAACTGTCATTTTTTTGTTTTGACACATTCATCTCCTATAGTGTTTTTTTAGTTGTTTTCTTCTGAGAAATTCTCTTTTGAGAACTCAATAAAATTTATAGTAGGAAGTATTGCTGGTTCCAATCCTGAGTTCAGACATATGAAAGAAACATAACTTCTCAAATAAGGATATGCAATAGCTGGTGCGTTTATTTTGGTAAAATGTGATGTTAGAAAATCCATGTTGATATCCTCAGATGTTTTAAATATAGCTGCGTACTCAATCTTCAATTTAAATGCTGCAGTATTATAAACATCCATTTTAAAATAAATGACAAATCGTTGTGGTTCTCCTTCAATTGTTCGTATCTCATATCTGAGATTGAATTTTCTAAGAGTCTTCTTGCTTGAGTTAGTTACTCTGCGAAGGTCCAACTTGTCTGCAATTGTTTTTTCTAATGTAATTTCCATTGTCAAGCTGCAATACAATATATATTTTCGTTTCTAGTGAAATTAGATGAATCATTCTTTAGGTATTCTCCAACTTCTTTGCTTGTAAATTCCTTTACTTTCTTCGGACTAGTACTAGTTACATTATCTAATTCTATTCCAAAATTTCTACAATCATTTAATATTGATTCAGGAGTTGCTTCATGGATAAATTCTTCCATAAGCTCTATTACTGATTTTTTCATATCTGTCATGAGATAACTCCCTCCCTGAGTACTTTTATATTATTATCAATTAAATTTTCCTTATAAACGGACATTATAGTACAATTCGGTATAAATGATTCTATATTTTGGCGTCTATTTTTACCGAATTTGATGTATACATTATGTATAACAATGTCTATGTCAAATTTGTTTTTCATATATTCCCAAATTCTATAATCATTCATTTTGTATCCCTTACTAGAACACATTTTTTCAAGAATTTTCCTAACCTCGTTTACTTTTATTAAATTTTCTTCCGACCTCAAGTCAAGAATCCTTTCTTCGTTACTATGTACAAAAGCTTCAATAACTGCATATTCTTTGTATTTGAATGTTTTGTTGGTCTTATCATACGCTTGATCTTTTGCCCATTGTTCAGCCAGAAAGTCTATGCTGTTTTCATTTATTCCTTGAATGAAAAAATATACACCTTCCCCACACCAATGGTGAAGCCCTTTGCTGGAATAAAAACCATTCTTTTTAATACTTGGGACATTATCTTTATTTGTTCCATGGTTACCTATAATAAGCATATCACCTGCACATACATTTCTTTCGTACTTTCTTTTGAATCACAATGTGATTTGCAAAGGAAACGTTTTTTATTGATTATACATAGAAAAAATTTAAATAATTGCTCAATTTAGTCTTTATTTAAATTTTATTAGTTGTTATAGCTTGGTGTTTTCTTGATTTATACAGTAATACCATAGGGAAACTGGATTAAAAAATTATATTGTTTTATTAGGAATTTTAAACATAAACGGTTGCTGTCATCACTGATAGCAACCGTTTCAAATAATTAGAATAACAACTTAAAAATAGCGTCTATTATAATCTCTCTATCCTTATTTTCTTTTTATTCTGATGGCAATGACCTTTGCTGTTTTATTCTTGCAGTACTGGCAGCAGAATCGCTGTGCGCATGTTTCGCAATTGCGGCACATATCCAGTAGATATTGTTTTTCTTGTTTGAGTACATCAACCTTGTATTGCAGGTCGGAAATGACATTTTTTATAGTTTCTTCCATAATAAAAATGGTATTAGAACGAGATTTGTATTTTGTAGAAGAAACAACTTCGGATTCGTTATTGTTTAACCGTAATTGACATTTCTCTTTTCTTCAATTTGTTTTTCAAGGAATTTAACTTTCTCTTTTAATAGTGATATAGTATCGTGCTGGTCGTCTATTACCTTTTTATACCAAGCTTCATCAAAATCATTTGCTTTAATAGAATCGCTAGTCTCGTTTAACATCATGGAACCTGTACCACGAAGCAGCCATTCAGCACTTATCTCAGGAAAAGCGTTGAGTATGGCTTCTATTATTTCTAAACTAAGTTTGCGCTTGTTGGCAGTATAGTTGTTGAGCGTAACTTGATTCACGCCAATCTTCATTGCGAAATCTCTTTCTGATTTGGCATTTTCAGAAATCAACATTTTAATTCTTTCAATTGTTTTCATGTTAATTCATTTGTTGTTATATTCGCACTATAATTATTAACCCTTAAACTTGTATCGTTATGAATGATTTATTTTATTACATGGATGATTTTATTTATTATTACGCATGGCTTTCAATTGTTGTAGGTATTCTGTTTATTCCTGTCAAAAGCATCTATAATGCTTTTTGTTTTTCCAAAAAGGAACATTTGGAAAGAAGCCTAAACAATTACCATCCAATAAAGTCGATATTGAAAAGTTTGATTTTTCTATATTTCCTTCATCTTACAACACAAAATAAAGAAGAAATAGAGCAATTAAAACAACGGATAGATATTGTAGAGTCAACTCTATTACTTTCTTCGGAATCCAGCCAAAAGACTGATTCAGATACTCTTTCATCCATTCCATCTTTAAATCAATAAGCTCTTTTTCTCCGGTTTTTGTCAGAACCAGATTCTTGTTAAGGAAGGACTTTTCTAAAGTTCTTCCTTCTTTTGTCTTAAATACGGTTCCATCATCGGTTACAGCTTTTCTATCTCTAGCCTTATATACTTCATCTGTGTAATGGGTATAATATGGCAAAAGCCGTTTGTACATTTTTCGTTCAATCCATGATAGATGCTTGCTTTTTTTCTTAACCTCTAGCAGGCAGAACAATGAAGCCTCTTTCTTTTTCATGCGTAATAGTTAAATAATGTTTTATAAAAACATTTGGTTATACTTTTTGTTGAAGTATAAACAAATGGTGTTATATTTGCATTGTGATTACAAATCATAATCACATGAGCGATGATTAATTTTCAAATATAGATAAACGATATGGAAACAGCAAACATGAAATGTAGAATTTGGCTTCCCTATGGGAAGAAGGCTAAACTGGCTTCTTATTTCGGTGTCAGTAGTGAAACTGTGAGAAAAGCATTGGCTTTTGAATGTGGGGACAATGACTTTCATGAGATGATACGTAAAGAGGCAATAAAGAATTATGGCGGGCAGAAAATATTTATTCCATGCAAGTATGCAGGTTAACCATGATAACTAAAAAGGCAACAGGAGGAATGAATATGAACAGATTATCCAAGCAGTGTATGGTTTTTATAGCGGGTATGATCTCATTCCTGTATGTTCTGGGATTGGTAGGGCATCAGGATTACATCGAGGAGATATTGTATAATATGCCTCAGGAAACTTATGATGTGATTGTACAGAAGCTGGGAAACGTGTCAAGATCGGAGATTGCTGCTGAATATGAGGCGAACAGGGCATTTTATGATAACCTTAACAAATAAATTATGAGACGTGATTTTCAAACATCAAAGGCAGAGGAAGAATTAGGGAACCTTTTTCTTGTTGCCAGGAAGAAGGGCATAACATTTACAAAGAGAGAGGCATCCAGATGGGTCGGAGGTCGGTATGTTCTTGAAAGGCTCGTGGCTGAGAGGAAAATACGGATGGCAAAGCCCGGGGACAGGCAGAACTCGGAATGGAAATGCAATGCGGAGGATGTGTTACGCCACGCATTCAAATATTAAGAATACACTTTAAAACCTTGAACTCATGAGTATAAAAAGAACGTATTGGACCAAACAGGAGATAGATATACTGTGTGCCATGTATTCCAACACAAAGGCTGCCTGTATACAGGATATTCTTACGCGCCACAGCCTCAACTCAATCTATAAAAAGGCGCGTGAACTTATGCTTGATGCGTACTCGTTTCATCTTGAAGAAATACATTATATCCGTTCCATGGCACAGGATATGACGGTGAAGCAATTGTCACAGAAGATGGGATATAGCGAGCGCACTATTTACCGCCGCTTGAAAGCCATGCGTACCAATTCATAAATAGTTCCGTTATGAGCAAATCACCTGAACATGATTTACAGACCCGGTGTGTGATCTGGTTTCATTACCGATTTCCACATCTGAAACCTTTGTTCTTTTCCGTTCCCAACGGAGGATATAGAAACAAGGCTGAGGCAGCGCGTCTTAAGGCGGAAGGTGCTAATGCCGGAGTGTCTGACCTTATATTGCAGCTGCCTGCCGGAAAATGGTCAAGCCTCAACATTGAGATGAAGGCAGGTTCTTCACAAAGGGAAGAACAGAAAGTATATCAGACATGCGTGCAGGTATCTGGAGGACGCTACGAATTATGCCGTTCCTACGAACAGTTTGTTGATCTGGTTACCGAATATATATCGCAAGTTGATGGACGGGTACTGGAACGGCTTCGTCAGATACATCTTGAACGCGAGGAGGAGGAAAAGCAGAAAATACGTAAGCAATATCAAAAAAGAATAAGTAAAACATTAAAACCATAAATCATGATTGTAGAAGCAACAGGAAAGGTCATGCAGGTTCTTTCAAAAATAGAAGGGGTCAGCGCGAAGACCGGAAAGGCATGGGAGAAATACACATATCTTATAGAGCAGTCGGGTATGCGCCCTACTTCTCTAGTGGTTTCAGTATTTAACTATGGGGAACACGTAGGAGAGCTCCTTAATATGGGGGATACTGTAAGAATGTCTCTTCGCATAGAGGCGCATTTTGTAAAGGATGGACAGAAATGGTATAATGAGGTTACGGCTTTCAATATTGTATCTTTCCGTTAAAGTTAAAATTAAAACGAAGTATTAATGGGTAAAGTAAAAATTTATATAAGTGGACCGATAGCGCATTATGATCTTCATGAGCGGAAGCATGCTTTTCTCATGGCGAAAGAAAGACTTGAATCACAAGGTTATGATCCTGTGAATCCTTTCGATAACGGTGTTCCTGATAATGCGCATTGGAGAGAGCATATGAGAGCCGATATCGCGATGTTGCTGAAATGTGACGCTATTTTCATGCTTCCCGGATGGGAACTGTCTAAGGGATGCAAGCTTGAACTTGATGTGGCTTCAAGCTGTGGTATAGCCGTTATTATCGAACCTGTTCACCCCTGTGACTATGACGTTAAAAAGAGTGGAGCCGAAACGTGTGTACTGCCGTAATTGTGCCAATAGTTCGGACCATCGTGGCAATTCATGTTTCTGTAGTGCGAAGGGGCACCGCGAATGCGCCTGTAACAAGTACGGACAGATATGTAAGTTCTACAAAAAGATCATATAGAAACTCTAATAATATGGTTTATGGCAACAAGAAACAGATTATACAAGCTTCACTATTTGCTTCGTAAAAAAGGCAATGAGGTGAATGTTAAAGATAGGACAGTATACCGGAGAGCCAAGCTCCTTCCTGCCATAGAGGAGAAATGGATGAAGGAACTGATAGAAAATGGATATATGGTGGGGAACAACCTGTTTGCCCCTCTCCTCAATAATAATTCTTAAACTTAATAGAAATGGCAACACATGGAATGACAATAGCAAAAGCATCTAAGGATGATTTTGAGAAAGTGTATAATCTGCTTTCTCCGATGGAGGAACTCTTCAACAGCAAATGGTGTAATGAAGAAGAATGGACAGAATGGGATGATGGTGATGAGGATAAACAGGAACTTCTTGCTATCCGCAAGGAAATAGCAGAGGATGAATACTGTGAAGAGGATGAGGTGGACAACCGTCTTATTCTATATGAATTTATCAAACGTAGGATGAGACTATGCGGATGTAGCAACTGGCAACGTGTTGTGGTTGCCGCTGAATGTTTGATTGACACTTTTTGCGATCCGCAGGAATCTTGCTTGGCTTGGCGTCCAGATTTGGAGCGTGCGATAGATAACATGATGTTGGGGGAATGATTTTAAAATCATAAGATTTATGAGAATGATAAGAATAAGTACAGAGGTAGAAATTGACCTTGATGATTATTTTGATGAATTTCTAGAGGATGCTGACGACGATGATTTGATTAAGGAGTTGAAGGATAGAGGATACAGTGTCGAAAAACAGGCACTCCCGATAAAAAATGAGTGGGGAGTTAACCACGAGCAAAACAAACGCTTCTTATGTGATTTGCTTGATATAGGATATCATACGAGAAATAATGTTTTAATTGACCTTATAATAAATAACATACGATGAAGCAGAATAACCCCAAGATTATTCCTGGATTTCACTATGAGATTATGGAAATGTTATGATTCAAAACGAATAAGAAATGAGCCTTGGGCGGCTTTGTAAAACCCACATAAATTTTTGATATGAAAAAGTACATTGGAACAAAACAGATTGAAGCAGAACCTATGACAAAAGGTGATGCGTTTGGGAAACACTTGCTTAGAGAAGAAATCTATGCAGAAGATTTTGATAAGCCCGGCTATCATGTCCGTTATGAAGACGGATATGATAGCTGGAGTCCTAAAGATGTATTTGAAAAGGCATACAATGTAGCTGATACACCTCTTGACCGTATGTATATCGAATATAATGAATTGATGGACAAACATAATAAGTTAGTCCTGTTTCTTGGCCGAAAAGATGCTGTTGAAATAGCCGGTGAAAATCAGGTTGGTTTAATGGAGTTGCAAAAAATACAGATGCACGACTACCTTATTACCCTGAAAAAACGTATCGACTTAATGAAGAAATAAATATTGCCATACGGTGGTTGAATGTCTGCCGTATGGCTCAAAACTATTCAGAAAGGAATTAAAATACCATGAATGCCTTACAATTTAAAAAACTGAAAATCGGAGATCGAATATTAACCTATAATGGTGCGTGTACCACTGTGACTGACATTGACCGTATGGCAGGAAAGTTGACCTGTGGCAACGGACAATGGAGAGATTACCATCGTGTGCGTATGGCGGTTGAAACAGAACTGCTGGTTGAACATAAGAGAGTTCAGGATTACGTACCACCTGATACAGTCATTCTTTCTCGTGCCTTGTTGCTTAAATTGGGCTTCTCAAAAGTATGTATTCTTCGCGCTATAGAAAATTGCGGGCCGGATGGCTTTTTGGGAACCTTGCAGGATCTTTTTGTCAGAACGGAATTTATCTCTATCGAATATGTGCGGAATCTTGTTCCGGTAATGATAAGGGAAGGACTGATACAAAGAAAGGTTGTAAAACGTGGCTTGTTCAGGCTGACTATTAATAAATGATTAAATAATATACTCGTATTATGGGACAGGAAAGCAGACGGAAGTCTTTTGTTTTTTATACTGAATGGAAAGAGGTGTTAGTGGATTATCCACCGGAGGTCAGACTTGAAGTGTACGATGCGGTCATTGAATATGCCGAGTCGGGGACATTGTCGGAGCTGAGACCGTTGGCTAAAATGGCATTCTCCTTTATAAAAAAACAGATAGACTCTAATAAAGACAAATACGACGATATTATAGCAAAAAGAAGTGAGGCTGGCAAGAGAGGTATGGCCAGTCGGTATAATAAGGATGTAACAAAAGATAGCAAAAGTAACAAGTGTTATCACAAAGTAACAAATCTAACAAGTGATAACAAAAGTAACAAGGGCTATCAAAGCGTAACAAACCTAACTATAAATGATTATGAGAATGATAATGATGATGTTTTATTTCAAAAAGAAGAAGAAAAAGTTTTTGGTTCTTCCCCCTTGAAACCCTTGCAGGAATTGTTTGATGAGATGAAGCGGAACGATTCCTGGGCGGAAGGCCTCATCATGAACAAACATCATGAGGGATACAAGGCTTTCAATCAGGAAACATTATCGGACTTTCTGGAAGAATTTTTCCGGAAACTTCAGAATGAGAATTGTACAATGGTCAATCCGGGAGACGAATATAGGCATTTCTCCAATTGGCTGAATAAAAAGCTTGAATGTAAATCCGATGAAAGAACCAAAACAGATAAAAGAACTAATGCCCGGACCGGAGGACAGGACTACAATTACGGTCATGAAATCGATCCCCCACACATCATCAAACTGGGAGGACAGGGGAAAGTATAACTTCCGGATGGGAGACGTAAGGATGATGTTGTCCGATGAGGAAATAGAGAAGTTCTGGAAGCACAGGCTGATACTTTCCATGCGGAAAGTTACTCCTGATTTCATGGTGGACGGTTCAAATTGTCAATTGCTAAGCGAGATATACCAATGGGTATGGCATAAGTCAGATGTGCTGTCCGGAAAGAAAGGAATATTGCTCTATGGTCCGGTGGGAAGCGGGAAGACCACCATCTTGAAAGGACTGCAAGTCTATATGGCACTTATCAATAGACTGGTATACGGTTGTCGCCGTTCCGACATCTGTTTTGAGATGCGTTCGGCCACGGAGATAGCCTTACGTTATTCCTCCCAAGGTACGGAGGCGCTTGACAGATGGACAACAAAAGGCATGGCCGGACACCTGATAATTGACGAGATTGGGCGGGAGGAAAATGCAAAGCATTTCGGTACGTCGTGCAATGTCATACAGACCATCTTGCAGATGCGTTACGAACTTCGGCATGAGATGCTTACATTCGGTACGACAAACATCGACATGGAGGATTTGTCGCAGTTTCGCAACCTATACGGAGATTATGTGTTGGACCGTGTCAAGGAGATGTTCAATATTGTTCACCTTGGCGGCAACAGCCGTCGTAAATGGATATAAAATGGAAAAAGAACTAGAAAAACTACAAAGGCAGCTTGCTATGGCGATAAAGGAACGCCGTTACGCCAGAATGGCCGAGCTGCAACGAAAAATTGCGGCCTTGCAGAATGTTCGTGAACATGTGCCGTTGTCATTTCTTCTACCAAAATTTACACCACAGGAGAGGGATAAGGCGCTGGTGTTGATGCATCAGGTATTCGTATTCGCTGACATGCTTTATGGCGCGGCGCTGGAGTTCGAGGAATATCTTAAAGGATTTGATCGTTCCGTAACCCTTCCCGTAGTGGTCAGGGCGAAGAAGGCTGCGGCAGAGTGCCGGGACATAACCCGGTATGTAGACAGTTTCGGTGATGAGCGTATGAGCGCGTTATTCGGAGAAATGTGTGATGAAATAAGCCTCAACGCACAGAATGTTATTTATCGTTATGTCCGCAAGGAAACAAAAAAACAGGAACCATGAGAAAAAAGATGTTATTATGGGTGATAAGACTCATACGGCTCTTCCACAAGGAGGATCAGTTCATACCGCAGTTGCGCTCCGTGCCGGAAGGCAAGGTGCTGCCGAACAGGCTTTACCGTCATTTCGGACGTATACTTGTATCGCGCGCTAATCCGCAGAAAGTAGAGATGCGTTATTATTATGCGGAGATAGATCCGGCCATGTCCGTACGTCCGAAAGATGATGACTGGAAGGAATGTAGCGAGATACATTATAACGAGCTTATGACAAGAAAGGATGCGGTTACGAAATATGAGCAGACCGGAGCACCGTGCGAACATTGCGCATGTCAGATATATGGTCTTCCATGTCATTGTGCTTTTCCAAGGGGAGCCATGACAGGCTATTTCGAACTGTTGCATTGCAACAAACAGTATTCTAATAATCCAACCATTTAAATAAAAAAGACGACAATGAAAATTAATGTATTCAGGACACAGTGCAAGGAAGGTGCGCGTGTCTTTTTTGACGGGGATATCACCTGTACGGGGACAGTAAGGAAGATTTCAAAGGACGGGAGTCGGGCGCTTGTGTGCTTTGACAACGGGGATGTGTCCTGGAAAGAGTATTTCATGATTGATTTTATTGAGGACTAGCCATGGAGAACAAGAGAAAAAATATTCTGATCCATCCGGATCATATAGAGGATCTGGATAAGAAATACAAGCGGCTGGAGGAAAACAGAAAGGAGCCGGTAAGGACAGGTTATACATCTATATGCCGTCTTCGGAATACCAGACTGCACAGGGACATTCTTTTCAGACGGATGTTTGTCCGTGACAAAATGCCCACCGGAGCTTTTATAATATTTAAAGAACTGGGGAAGGACAGCGTCATGCTCCAGCCATGCAAGCCTGAATGGATGAACCGGACACATATCAATCATGTGGGAGGACGTTTCCTCGGATGTCTTCGCTTCTTTTCCAGCTATGCTGATTTGGATACGACACCGCCAAGCCAGATATTGTATGATCTGAAAATAGATCCGCTGGTAACCTCATACACTTTCCGACTTGAGGAATGGAAAGTGCAGGACGAGCATGACGGTGAGACGGTAGCGTACAAACTGATACCGTTGTTTCCGCTATGAAACTGGCAAACATACCGTCAGATATTAAAAGAACAGCACGGGAACTTAAGATTCCCGTGCTTCAGCATCATATATATGTTAATGGCAGGCATAAGCATGTGACTATAAGTAAAAAATGTGTTCGGAAAGCCGGATTGACGGAAAAATACTCTGTACAGATCGTTGTGCTGGGGGAAGTGAGGGCATATATGATATTCTCTTATGATCCGTTGTGTGAGAACCGTCCCCATCTTCTTTTTCTTCCCTCATCTTGTGAGATTCATAGTCCGTATGTGACACGTGCTTTGCAAAGAATCGGGGGTGGGAATGAGATATGCAGGTTGCGCTTTCATGGGAAGCCGGTTTTTCTGAAAGGCAAGGACGGTACTGTCGTGACCGTTGTGTGGCGGATCTCGACATCTCCGGTAAGGGATATAGCCTCAACTGTTCAGAATATACAGAACAGGAACATGTAAGTTGTTATATTTGTGATGTTTATTATTCATTTTATAAAAAAGAAGTATTATGACGGAGAAACAAATATCTTTCTCGGGACTTAACCTGACACCTTATTCCGATATTTCTCCTGACGGGCAGCTTTCCGCATCTGTCGGGCTGGAGATTCATGACGGCAGTATCAGGCCTTCTGTTCTTGCCGGAGAGAAATATATCCTTCCACAAAGTCATAACTCCGCTAAACTGTTATATATACATTCCGCTACGTCATATTCACATTTTATTTTTCAAGACGGTCTGTCATTATATTGGGCTGATGTGAATAATAAGGGGGAATTGTCACTTACATTGCTGGATGAGTCTATACCTGCCAGTTCATTGTTGTCGGTAGGAAACACGCTTGTCGCCTTTGCTGAGGACGGGATGCATTATTTCTTATGGAAAAATGGAAACTACAAATATCTGGGGCAGAAACCTCCGGAACCACTTTTGGTGTTTTCCTTGCATTCAACTGTAAGAAGAAGCGGAGAATTTGAACTGTACAAGAAGGAACAGATGTGGATTAATGGGGATAAATGGCAGATAAAAGATGAATATGTACAGGGGATATCCACAAAAGTACATGCTGAGATAAACAAGTATATAGCAGAACAGCAAGAAGACGGATATTTCATTTTCCCTTTTTTTGTACGTTATGCATACCGCCTTTATGACGGTTCTGTCATCATGCAGTCCGCACCTGTGCTTATGTTGCCTAATGACTCCGGTGCACCGGTGGTAGTCAGTAAAATTGAGCGGCTGAGTCAGGTGATTTTTACCGGCATTGGTTATATATCCTCATTCTGCTCATGGCTTTCATACGCATGTGCCAACAATGACAAGGAGGCGATACAGGAGTGGGGGGATATTATAAAAGGAGTGGATATTTTTATATCCTCCCAATTCTATACATTTTATACGGACGGTGAAATAGACATGAGTCAGAGTCTGTTGAAAGATCTTCCCCAAGGCAAGAGCAACACATACGGATATATTATGGATGATTTGTCAGAGTACTCCTATCCACCAAGGCCTTTTAGCGAGGCTTATGATAGAAAGTTTGGAAACGAGGCTGCTGCTACATATGCATGGGGCATGGAAGTACGTAATGAGTTCAAGGAGGAAATATGTAACGCCTCCCTCTTTTATCATGTGAAGACTCTGGAACTGGACGAACTTTCCAGCGACATCCGCTATCTGTTTGGTGCGGAAGGGGACATGGATCATATTTTGAGCAATTTGGAACTTAGGGAGACATTGACAGATGATTATATGACACACGATATCATCATTCCTGACTTTTCCACGACATATAACAGCCGTCTGCATATTGCAAATGTGAAAAGAACTTTTTTCAAGGGATTCAATCCCATGTGTATATCACAATTCCTAGGTCGTGGGGATTCTTCGGTTTCAATATATACGTATATACATGGGAGCAACGGGGATGTTGTAGTCAAAAGTGATACGGAAGTTTTGGAACAGATACTTCCTGTATATCTGTTTTATCCTGATACAGATGCGTATAAAATGGTGATTGTGGTCGGTTCCATGGTGTTTGAGTATCCTTTGGCGGAACATCCGACTTTAAATGGGGCGTATTTTTGTAGCTTGTTAAAAAATACAAATGAATCGTCGGCATCCGTACCGTCCGTTACACCCTTGCAGTCTGAGGAACTGAGCAACAAGATGTTTGTTTCGGAAGTGGGAAACCCTTTTTATTTCCCATTGAATGGAGTTTATACAATAGGGAACGGTGACATTTATGCAATGTGTCCGGTTACTACAGCCATATCACAGGGACAGTTCGGACAATTCCCCATGCTACTGTTCTGTTCTGACGGAAATTATGCGATGAGCGTCAATTCTGAAGGGTTTTATTCAACCATTTCTCCGATACAGAGAGACGTATGCCTGAATTCCAGATCAATCACACAGATGGATTCGGAAGTGTTGTTCATTTCATCCAGAGGTGTTATGATCACAAATGGGGCTTCCATAGATTGTATATCACAGGCGTTGCAGGGAGTTTTCGAACCTGTGCCGGAAGAAATTGGAACAAATATGGAAATGATTGACAAACCTCCTATTGAACTGATCAAGACAGCCATGATAGCCTATGATTATGCGAACCAGCGGATTATTTTTATGCTGAAGGATATGGATACGTCTTTTGTGCTTTCTCTTCCTGAAAACAGATGGAACACGGCCGTGTTTGGACGTGTTAAATCTGTTGTCAATATATTTCCATATTCGTATGTGCATATTGAAGACAGGATTGTCCGGCTCACAGATATATATGATTATTCCTCCGAGGTGATAAATAAAGGGATTGTTGTTACAAGAGCGTTGAAACTGGATACTTTGCAGTTAAAACGGCTTATGGATATGTCGGTACAAGGCATCTTTTCAGGTAAGCAGAAAATGATACTGTTTGCTTCACAGGATGGAAAGAAATGGTATAAGATAGGGGAAACGCAGGCCAGACGTGTGGGAGCGATAAGAGGAAGGTATTTCAAATACTACCGCATTGCGTTGGAAACAGCACTGACAGCTAAAGAGAACATATCAGGAATACGGCTGATATATGATATCATGCCTGAAAAACGACTAAGATAACGACTTATGAAACAAAAAGGTAAAGTCTTGACAGTATTCCGTCTTGAGGGAGGAAGCGGACAGGAAGCGCAAAGAGAGGAAATCGGGAATAGCAGGAGAGGGGGCGTTGGCCTTCCGTCTTATTTACCGGGAGGAGGTAATGACAACCAGTCTATTTTTGACAAGTCACTGGCAGCTGAAAGTTATGTTGATGCAGTTGATATATGCTCATCAACATTCAATTACCTATATAATTCCGCTTTCTCAGATAAGACAGGATGGGAGTTTTTCAATCTTTCAGATGATGCTTTGGGGGCATATACGGATTTGTATGAGTACCGGAAGTTGCTGCATATTAGCAATGGGGGAGTGTTACAGAAAAACAGCCTCATCAGGAAGCCGGAGAAACATAGGATATTTAATGAGAAGAAAGGAGAACTGACGGAAGAGAACATTTCTATAACTGTTGACTACACGGAAGAATATGATGCTTTGTTTCTTTCAGTGCGGTTCCTTTGTAAATCCTCAGGTGATCTTACAATAGGTTTTACGGATACACAGGGAGATTATGCGTTGAAGACGAAGCATATTGACCAATCGGAGGAATGGCAGGAATATGAACTTTCTGGGAAATGGGCCGGAATTGGTGATTTTTATTTGTCATTTACAGGATTGATAATCGTTGATATCTTGAGGTTGGCGGACAAAGCGTATGATGATCATCGTGAAGAGTTCAGGACATACCAGAGCCAGACCAAGCAGAATCTTGAGCTTATGGTGTCTGCTATAAACGAGTTGAAACGGATGAAATCAGAATATGACAAAAAATTTGAGGAAATATCAAAATCCTTGATCGAGATACGTGGTGAGATACCGGATGTAAGCGGCTTGGAAACCAGTTTGTCCGAACTGGAAAAACGTGTGTCCGCATTGGAAAAAGCCGGTTCCGGAGATGGCACATAGTCCGATCTTTCGGGACCGGCACCGTATCAACTCCAGTCCGTGGGTCTCCTGCCCATCAGTTTTATTCTTGAACGTAAGGCATCACGCAAACCCTCTATGTCACCGGTAAAGAAATTCGCGTATTCTTTCGCCTTTTCCGGAAGTTGGTTATTAAGGACAGCACTCATTACATAATCCACCATCATACGGTGTGCGCAACTTTTGATGGTTTCCGTCATGCTGATATTGAAACTTGCAGGCATGGAAAGCTTTAATTCATACATGCCGAAGTCACCAAAAAAGTAAGTCACCTCCGCTTTGCCGTCACTGCCTTCTATCTTTATCCTCTCGTTTGATGAAGGGATATACTCAAACTGCCCGGTACCGGTTACTTGACCAAGTACCTTGTCTGTTGATGTGCTTACCGTTACAGATACGTCTGTAATAACTCGGATGATGTAACTTTGTCCGGGTATAAGGCTGTAAGTTCCCAGTGATCCAGATGATATCGTTTCAGTACTTCGGTTCATTTCGTTGATTCTCTCAAGACGGTTGTCGTCTGTGTCCCGGCCTGTTATCAGATATTGCTGACAGACACGTTTCACCTCACCGAAAGCCTCCGTCATCGCTCTGGCCACAACCGGCTTTGTGGCCTCATCATCAGGTGTCATTACTTCTGATGCAGTTTCTTCTGTATCTTCGCTCTTTTGTAATGAGCGTCCTATCAGATTGCATTGCACCGCTACATCGTTTACTATCTGCTTTTTCAGCAGGCGTATCCAAATTTCTCTTTCTCTCATGGCTTGTATATTAAAGGATTATTATATCTGTCTCTTAATATAACATCTGGACCGGATGGATTTTCTGTTGTAAGCACATCCATGCCTGTGCAACCTATTCCTGTATAAAGGTTGTCTCTGTTGCGTTGTCCGTAGTCTGCATTTCCGGACTGGCTCTGTTGTAACTCATAGTCATTGTTATTGCGTTGTTCGTAGTCTGCATTTCCGGACTGGCTCTGTTGTAACTCATAGTCATTGTTATTGCGTTGTTCGTAGTCTGCATTTCCGGACTGGCTCTGTTGCAACTCATAGTCATTATTATTGCGCTGTTCGTAGTCGGCTTCTGGTACGATGAATTCTGATCGTTGGTTTAGGGCGGATACTATTTTTTTCAAGTATCCGGATGCACTGGTCCTGTATCCTTCACAAAGTTCTTTATCCGTTGTAGGCTCCAGCCATGCGGCTGCAAGATAATGTGAAGCATACAGTCTCATTGCCGTGCGTATCATGTCCGTGATACCTTCATCCATGCGTATGAAGTTTTTGAATTCAATGATAATTTCATTCCCGGAAGAGGTCATGTTTATATCATTACTGTCTTTAATCTTGCGCCGAAGCTCGCCTTCCGCTTCATTTACTGCGGCGGTAAGATAAAGATCCAGTACAGCTTCATTGTCTTCTGTTGCTGCTATATCTGGATAATTACCGCCGGCTTTTCCTGCCCGGGCTGTAAGCGCAATGACATATTTGAATATTTCCGGTTTGTTTATGGATGTTTTCATAAGTCTTAACTGTTGCAAAGTGCATATTCTTTGGTCATTTTCTTATAATTGTCAAATGCTTTTTCAAATTCTTTCTTCTCATCTATCTTCTGTGAGTTCCATGGAATGAAGGAAGCGATGGATTCGAGTGCGTATTTCCAGTTCCCCTTGAAGCAGATGGCACGGTCGTCTAAATATATGTCGGCTATGGGCTTTCCGGAATTGCTGCCTTTAGGCTGATCCGGGTTTTCGTTTATGTAATCATAAGTGATGTGATTGTCATTCAGGTATTTCTTTAATTTGGAACTGGCGGTGCGTGTTGTGAAAATGATGATTGTGAATCCTTTCTTTTTTAGGACTTCCATGGCACTTTGTACACCATCAATCGGGTCACCGAAGATGTCATTACCTTTAAATCCGTCGTATTGTGCTATGACTCCGTCAAAATCCACACATATTGTTTTCTTTTCCATATAAAAAACGATTAATAGTACAAATATAATCTCATCTGCCGTATCTGCTTTGATATAATGCTGACTGCATTATATACATTCGTCCAGTTCTTATTAAGCTATTTTTGTCGTAAAAGAATAATGAACATGCGCGATAACGAACAAATATCTGACTCCTTGCTTTACGGGCATCGAAAATTCGACGGACAGCGGCGGGCCGAGAGATGGCTGCATGTAGCCTATAATGCATATTGCCGTCTTGCTCCTTTCAGAAAGATGCGTGCCGAATGCAAATCGTATGCCTACGGAAAACAGTATGAGAGACAGATTGTTTACAACGGGCGGCATATAACGAAGGAGCAATATCTTAAGGAGAAGGGTATACCTGCATTGCAGACCAACATATTGGGTAAGATCAAACGGGTCGTACAAGGGCAGTTCAGAATGAACGATACCGCGCCGGTATGCAATGCTGTTGATCCGGGGGAGAAGGAATATGCGGACATTATGTCAGCCTTACTCCGGCAGAACATGAAGCTCAACAGGCGTTCAGAACTGGATGCGCGTACTTTTGAGGAATATCTTATATCCGGTTTGCCTATATATAAAATTTCATGGGCTTATCGTCGTGGAAAACTGGACGTGTTCACTGATTATGTGAATCCGAACTTTGTATTCTTTCCCGACAGTCTTGATTTCAATCTTGCAGACATACGGTTTTGTGGTCTCCTTCATGATCTTGACTTCTCCGAGGTGCTTGCTTTGTTCTCACATTCGGATTCTGATGATATAAAGTTGAAGGAGATATATAACCATTGCCTTGATAATGAATATATCGCCTCGCAGTTCAGCCGTGACACACGCACGTCACAGATTGAATCCACCGATTTCTACTATCCTTCAGAGTTCGGAAAATGCCGTGTTATTGAATTATGGACGAAGGAGAGGCGGAAGGCCTGGTTTTGTAACGATCCCTTGGAGAGTGAGCCTTATTTTGTTCCTTATGATCAGAAAGAGCGCATTAAGGAAATAAACCGTAGCCGTCTTGAACTTAATATAAAACGTAATCCTGATGGATCCCCCATGTTGGATACGGACGGAACTCCCGTAACATTCATGGATCCGGATAAATATGCGGCCGAGAATCTGATCACTTATGAACGGAGAATCGAGACGTATTGGTATTACCGTTATCTTTCCCCGGACGGATTTGTGTTGGAGGAAGGACAAAGTCCGTATTGGAATGGATCCGAATCTTTCCATCCGTTTGTGTTCAAACCATATCCCTACATTGACGGAGAATTTCATCCGTTCATATCTGAAATTATCCCGTCTCAGGAATATTTCAATTACTACATGGTAGCCCTTGATTTTTATATTCGTAATGCGGCCAAGGGTGTGTTGATGATAGATGAACAGTCCTTGTCTGACAACATGAGTATAGAGGATATAGCGGAGCAGTATGTGAAGAGTAATGGCGTAATATTATATACAAGCAAAAGATCTGGCAATGCCCCTGATACAAAGACCGCATCATCCATTCCGGGAGGCTTCGACTATATCATACAACTGTCACGTTCCATGGTGGAGGACGTGTCAGGAGTCCAAGCGGCACTACAAGGTAAATCGGGAAGTTCTGAGAGCGGTGTGCTTTATCAGGCAAAGGCCGCACAGGCCTCATCATCCATACTGGATCTTATAAATACATTCAATTCATTTCTTACTGAAGTGGCATATAAGGTAGTAAAGGTGATGCAGTGTTTCTATACAGGCCCGAAAGCGGTCAATGTTGCCGGTGAATCCATTCCCTATAATATGGATACAATGTATGATATTGACATTGATATCTCAATTAGCGAGGATAGCGACAGCCCGGTATACAGGGCGTTGACAAACCAGCTTTTAATGGTACAGGCTGAGAAGGGGCTTATACCGTTCAAGGCGGCATTGGAAGCCGGTAACTTCCCGAATTCCAGTAAGATTATAGCGGTACTGGAAAGATATGAGAAACAGTTACAGGAGCAGCAGGCGGCGCAACAGATGATGTCGTAAGTAGTGATTGGAAATTTTAATATTTCTTATTAATGATGGATTATACAACAATTAAACTGGTGGTTGTAAGTATTAAAAGTTAGTATAAATAATAAAGTAATGAGAGATGTAATCTACAATTTTATCAACGAGCACATGATGATACACATTGTGCTTATAGCCTTGTGTATTGCGGCTACAATGGGGGCGATGTTAGTAGACCTTATCACGGGAGTAATGAAAGCCAAGCAACGGGGGGAGGCAAGAACATCCACGGGGTATAAGAAAACAGCCGTCAAAGCAAAGAAGTATTTCACCCCGTTCATAGAATTGTGCTTCATAGACCTGTTATGCTGTGTTGTTATCCCCTTCCCTGTTTTTTCAATGATTTGGACGGGATACTGCATTTTCTGTGAGTTTAAATCAGTTCGTGAAAAATCGTGGGAAAAAGCGGAGTTGCGCAAGGCAGAAAAGACAATGAGTGTGATTATCGAGAACAAGGATGATATTGCCAAGATCATGGCTCAGATACTATTTGACAACGAAAATAAAAAGGAGGATAAGAAATGAAGTTTTTCACGATTGCGGAATTATGCCGTAGTAACACGGCCGACCGCTTGGGAATAAACAACAGATGCAGACAGGAGCATGTGACTGCTCTGACTGCCTTGGTGGATAATGTGCTTGATCCGTTACGAGAATGGTATGGCAAGCCTATAACAGTAAACAGTGGTTATCGCTGTCCTGAACTTAATGTGGCTGTCAAGGGAAGCAAGACCTCGCAGCACATGAAGGGGGAAGCTGCCGATATCGACACTGGGGACAGACAGCAAAACAAGCTGTTGTTTGAGTATATCCGGAAGTATCTTCCCTATGACCAACTCATTGATGAGTCTAACTTTGCTTGGGTACACGTCAGTTACCGGGCTGATGGGGATAACAGGAAACAAGTGCTAAGTTTATGAAACGGAGAATTTATATATGGATAACGATAGCGATAATGATTTTGCTTATCTTTTCATGTAAGACTAGATATGTTCCTGTAGAGATTAAGACAACGGAAACAGTGGAAGTACATGATACCACTATAACAGAGAGATTGGTACCATATAAAGATAGTATTGCAGTACGTGATACAACATCTTTCCTGTCCAATCCTTATGCATATAGCTGGGCTCGATATTCAGGTGGAATATTGCAACATTCGTTGGGAATATGGCCAAATTCGGTACTTATAGTAACTGTTCCTCATTATATGACGGTAACCAAGCGAATCGAAGTGCCTAAGATTGTAGAGGTAGAGAAGAAATTAAACTGGTGGCAAAAAACAAAAATAGAGATAGGTGGATGGTCTATGATAATGAATATATTGCTTGTGTCTATGATAATTGTCAGATGGTTAAGAAAGAAAGGAGGTGCCCGTAATTTATAGATTGTATTTTTTCAATTCTGTCTTTCGTTATAACAAAAACCTTCGGCGGTCCGGATTGTAAGAAAAGGACCGCACGCTCCTTATCAGGTAGAAGTCGCTAAGGAGAAACAATACGTCGGAACAAGAATTGTTTTGCGGTCCCAGACTGCTTAACAATTTTCCGACGTATTTTGTTTATCCAAACAGTGATTATATGAAAAGTGATGAAATATATAAGGATGTATTGCAGGTTGTCGCTTCAGTGACGGGAATATCTGAAACAGGTATTATACATAGCAATAAAGAGGAGTGTGCGAACGCCAGATATCTTCTTGTGCGTTATTTAGCCAAGATTTTCTCTGATACGGAGATAGCGTCATTGACTAACAGGACCAAACAGGCTGTCGGATCGATGCGGCGGAATGCTAAAAAACAAGGGGTATGGATTGTGGAAAACAATTGGAAAGAAATAGTAAATAAATTGGAAAATAAATATTTTATTACTAATAAACAAACAGACATATTAAAGATGAAAATAAAATCCAAATAAGTACAAGCAAATAGGCTTTATATCAGACATTTATAAAGAAATCGTTTCTTTCAGTTTTTTTCGCTATTTTCTGTTAATTAGTTCTTTTTGGGTACATTTTTGTTCCTTGTTTGTTTCTTGATTTCGGTTTTAATTCGTACATTTGCATACGAAAAAGAACGAATGAAAGAATACGATTATGCCACGAATAAAGAAGCCTAAAAAAGTAAAAGAGCCCATCCGTCTTCGGATGAAGGATTTGTCCGATGGCAGCAAAAGTCTGTATCTGGATATATACCGCAATGGCAAGCGGACATATGAGTACCTGAAGCTGTATCTTATCCCGGGAACGGACAACAATACCCGTCGGCAGAATGAAATAACAATGGCCGCTGCGAATGCCATCAAGTCGAAACGCATTATCGAACTGACCAGCGGCGAAGCCGGTATCGTGAACCATACAGATAAGGTTTATCTGCTGGACTGGATGCAAACCTATTTGGAGTACCAAGAGAAACGCGACAAGAAAGGCATCGGTCAAATCAAGGCCGTTACCCATATCCTGAAAGAATATGCAGGGGAAAGGTTTTTGTTGGATCGGGTTGACCTCGCTTTTTGCCAAGGCTATATCGACTACATGCTGACGACCTTCCGCCCTAAAGGAAAGCCGATAGCAGCATCTACACGCAATACCTATTATCAGATATTCAACGGTGCCCTGAACACTGCCGTCCGGGCTAAACGGTTGTTGAGAAATCCGTTTAATGAAATGGAAAAATCGGAGAAGCCCAAAATGCCGGAGAGCGTGCGGTCCTATATGACCATCGAAGAGGTACGGGCGTTGATTGCCACTCCGGTACAGGATGGGAGGGTTAAAAACGCCTATCTGTTTTCCTGCTTCTGCGGACTGCGTATCAGCGATATTGTCGGCCTGAAATGGAAGAATGTCTTTGTCGATAACGGCCAATACCGTCTGGCGGTGGCTATGCAGAAGACCAAAGAACCGATTTACCTGCCACTCTCCAACGAGGCGTTGAAGTGGATGCCGGAGCGTGAGGACAAGGCGGCGGATGACCATGTGTTCAGCTTGCCTTCAAACATCAACCAGTATCTCAAGCCGTGGGCCGAAGCGGCCGGAATCACCAAGCGTTTTACTTTTCACACGGCCCGGCACACATTCGCGACCATGATGCTGACGCTCGGTGCGGATCTCTATACCGTATCGAAGCTGCTTGGTCATACCTCCGTGAGAATGACACAGGTGTACGCCAAAATCATCAACCAGAAAAAAGACGAAGCAGTCAATTTGGTCAACGGGCTATTCGACTGATGTAGTTATACATGTCAAATTCAATTTACAGGTAAATATTTCCGGCTTTTCTCCGACTTTTCAAATAGTCGAAGTAATGCCACTATTATAATAAGTATAAACCCATAAAAACAATTCGACATGAAAGGACAAAACAACAGGTCCTCTCTTTTTTTGAAGGGAGACCACATCTGCACCACTTCGCTACGGAACAGGATGTAGCGGAAGAATTTTACGAATTGCTCTCCGAAGCGAGGGAGCTTTATCTTCAAGACGTCATGGCAGGCGGCAAACGGTATGGCCGCTATGTGGATGACTTTATAAACAGTCACCGGTACATCGACTGCAACAGTGCGGTTTGCAGGAATTGCCATGAAATGAACATCCATATCATCAGAGGGCTGTTGATCGATTGCACAAGTCTCGTCAAAAGCCTCTTTACCGCAGAAACATTTTCTTTCGAGGAGTGCATGGCCTTGAAACGAAAGTACGACATTGCCGGAGTATGGTTCGGCTCTTCACGTATAGAAGATTCCAGAAACGATCCACCTCTCTCCTTCGGTTGTAATTTTTCCCGTGAACAGATGACAGGTATTGTGGCTTGCGCCAACGCTTATCATCTGTTTTGCGTTTCCACACTCCGCATCGAGGACATGGAAGCGCTTTTTGCCTGCAAGAAGGGCTTCTGCATACGTGTGAACAATATCCGCCATGTGGCGGTCCTGTTCGACGCGTTGCTCGAAAACACCTTCATCCTGCCTCACTGGCAGTCGGTTCTCGACAAGGGGCGGTTCCTGTTGTCCAAAGACGGCACAAGATACGTTACCGCTTCAAGCCTCTCGTCCGCCCTGTCTGCGGCGAGGAACAACATTACATCGGCAAACCTCGGCATACGAAAAGCCGTCAGCCGACTGAAAATATGACACGAAGTGCCAAAAAGCCAAGTATGTGAAAGATAAAACAGTGACAGTTGCCGTGATACGTGCATAGTATCACGCCGGTATTTCCGGCTGTCCGGTTCACATCACATAACTTTGACCTCCGTTAGCGCGCTGCATAACGGAGGTAACTCTCCATTGTCTAATTTTAACATGTATTTTATGCAAAACAGAACAACATTCATGGAGCGGTTGAGCGAACGGCTGACCGCCATAGAAGCGGTTCTCAAGAAGTTGGAACCGGTGGAAGGTCTGTTGGAGCGTGTGGCTTTGCTGGAAAATACCATTTACACGACCAAGAAGGTCTTCACTTTTCAAGAGGCGTGCATGTATATCGGCGTGTCCGAAAGTATGTTGTACAAACTCACATCGAACAAGGAAATCCCGCACTACAAGCCTCGCGGCAAGATGCTCTACTTTGCGAAGGAAGAGCTGGACGCGTGGCTCTTGCAAAACTACGAACCTACGGTGGACGATGCCATGCGTATGGCGACGGAAGTGTCCGCAACCCAACCGTTCTTTAACCAGAAGCGCTATGGAAAACGAAAAAAGAACTGACCGTAACTCGTGGGCGGAGCTGGACGAGAACCGCCTGTCGGATATCCTCACTGCATCGCAAATAAAGGCCACGGACACCTACGAGACTCCGCCCCAGATTATATGGATTGACAACTCCACCATAGCGACGCTCGGTAATTTCAGCGCTTCGACGGGTAAGGCGAAGGCGAAAAAGACGTTCAACGTCTCGGCCATCGTCGCCGCGTCGCTGGCGGGCCGGCAGGTCTTGAACTATCGGGCGCACCTGCCCGAAGGCAAACGCAGGATTCTGTACGTGGACACTGAACAGAGCCGTTTCCATTGCCACAACGTATTGGAACGCATTCTCCGCCTGGCGGGGCTGCCCACCACGACGGACAACGAGAATCTCGATTTCATTTGCCTGCGGGAATACACTCCTGCCGTCCGTATCGGGGTTATCGACTATGCCCTGCGTCAGAACAAGGGGTATGGGCTGGTCATCATAGACGGCATCCGCGACCTGATGCTCGACATCAACAGCACCAGCGAATCGGTGGAGGTCATCAACAAGATGATGGAGTGGTCGTCGAAATACGACCTGCACATCCATTGTGTGCTACACCTGAACAAGGGCGACAACAATGTGCGCGGGCATATCGGTACGGAAATGAGCAATAAGGCGGAAACGGTGCTGGTCATCACCAAAAGTGCGGAGAATCCCGTTATCAGTGAAGTTCATGCGCTGCATATCCGCGAGAAGGAGTTCAAACCGTTCGCCTTTTCCGTTGATGACGAAGGGTTGCCGGTCATGGTGGATAACTATTCGTTTGACGGCAGTGTAAGACCGAAAGCCCGGAGCAGCTTCATGGATTTGTCCATCGAACAGCACCGGGAGGCACTTTCCGCCGCTTTCGGGGACAGGCCCATCAAAGGTTTCGAGAACGTGCTGCAGGCCCTCATGGCTTCCTATGAGGCTATCGGGTTCAAACGGGGACGCAGCGTCATGATAAAACTGCTGCAATACCTGACGGAAAACCTGAAGCTGATCGTCAAACGGGACAAGCTCTTTTATTACGATGTGACCCCGACCGAAGCCCTGCTTTTCGACGAAGAATGCGAGGAAGCGGAAGGTGAAAAATAATTTAGTTTACTTTGGTCCGGGTATATATAGGAGAAAAACCAAAGTAAACTGTTTTTTGAAAACAAGTGAAAAGAAAATGACATGACCATAGCGGAAGCAAAACAACTGCGTATCGTGGACTATCTCGCCAGTCTCGGCTACCATCCCCAGAGTGTGATATCAAAACAATACTGGTATCTGTCACCGCTGCGCGATGAACGCACTCCGTCGTTCAAGGTCAACGACCGGCTCAACGAATGGTATGACTTTGGCGCAGCGACGGGCGGCGACCTTGTGGAACTGGGCAAATACCTGTACCGGACGAACAGCGTGAGCGAAGTGCTTGCCTGTATCGGGAGACATGAAAATGCTGCCCCGATACAAAGAGTGCGGATTCCGGGGACAACACCCCGTCCCGTCGAAGCTGACATGAAGGACGTGCTCGTCGTGCCGTTGCAGCACCATGCGCTACTCTCGTACCTTCATTCCCGTGGAATCGACGGGGACATCGGCCGCATGTTCTGCCGGGAGGTCCATTATGAATTACGTAAACGGCGCTACTTCGCTCTTGCCTTCGGCAACGCGGCGGGCGGGTACGAGGTGCGCAATCCTTATTATAAGGGCTGTATCCGGTGTAAGGACATCTCTGTCATCAGGCAATCTCATGGTGAAACACAGAACCGTGTTTGCGTGTTCGAGGGCTTCATGGATTTTCTCTCTTACCTGACGCTGAAACAGGCGGGTGATGATACGGTCTGCATCGACGCACCTTGTGATTACCTCGTGATGAACTCGGTGAACAACCTGAAAAAAGCATTGGAACACTTGCAGGTGTACGAGGAAATCCACTGTTATCTCGACAATGATCTCGCAGGGCAGAAAACGGAAGAGACCATCGCCGGCATGTATGGCGGGCGTGTACGCAACGAAGCACCCCGTTATCGCGAATACAAGGACCTGAACGATTACCTACGCGGAAAGAAACGGTAAGGCATCATCGTTACCCTTTCCCTTGAAAGCTCTCCTCCCGGAGGGCTTTTTTTATGCCCGATTTTTCTGCTTCGATACCTCAAAGTATGAAATTAAAGTTCAATTTTAGTGTTTCAAACTTATTTCTATGTAATAAAATACTGTTTGATATAAAGAGTTTTTGTTACATCAAATATAATATTTTTCTTTGCAACCGTACTTTTAAAGTTCAATTAAAGTTTAATTTCATACTTAAAAACAGATGGGTTCATACTTTATATTCGCCCTTGTACTGACGGTGCTGTACATCGTCTATTTCGCGGTCAATATCATCCGTGACCTGTATGGAAAGAAGGGAACGGAGAAGACTGACGAGGAAGTTTTCGACCTCGGTCCGATGGATTCCACGGAAGAGAGTGTCGAGGTTTCGGAGAACGAGACCGGGTTCAAAATCGGAAATGAAACATACGGCACGGAGACTGTACCTGCCGCTTCGCCTGCCGCCCAAAACGGCGACACCGGGAAAAAAGATGGAACAGCCAAGGATCGGCTCGAACGGCTGAAAGCCAAGGCAGAGGCACAGATGGAAAAGGTCGCACCCTACCTGTCCGACGGCTTTACCGACGAAGAGATGTATAAGGCAATGATTTCCAAAGGACGCTTGGACAACCGTCCCAGCCTGAAATGGAGACCGGTCAAAGATAAGCTGTAAGATGTCGAAAACGAAGAAGATACTATGTGCGCTTTGTTCCATCATCCCCTGTTCGGCTCTGGCGAAAAGCGGCAGCGTGAATTACAGTTGGGGGGCGGATGCGCTGGCGACGATGCACGACTACGTGGTAACGATGATGTTCTACGTCCAAGCTCTCTGTTGTGCCATCGCCGGGATTTGTGTGATTGTGTCCGGATTCCAGATTTACGTAAAGATGAACACGGGCGAGGACGGTATTACCAAGTCCGTCGTAACGCTTGTGGGCGCGTGCCTGTTCCTGATCGGTGCCTTCCTTGTCTTTCCTGCCTTTTTCGGCTATCGCATATAGAAACGGGATGCAGGAATGAGGTGCCGCCATAACGATTCGAAAGAACTGCAATACTTACCCTAAAATAAATAATCATGTTTCAAAAAACAAAAAGACAAATGAAAAGAATGTTTTCTGCTAAAAAGGTACAGATGCTCACACTGATGTTGCTGTGTGGCACGACGGCCGTCATGGCCCAAAACTCCGCAGGCGATTACTCCGCCGGTACGACCGCACTGGCGACCGTGACGGAGGAAATCGCCAAGTACGTCCCCGTCATGGTCAAACTGTGTTACGCCATTGCCGGTGTAGTGGCTATCGTAGGCGCTATCTCGGTGTACATCGCCATGAACAACGAGGAACAGGACGTGAAGAAAAAGATTATGATGATCGTTGGCGCATGTATTTTCTTAATCGCTGCCGCACAAGCACTTCCGATGTTCTTCGGTATCGGCGCATAACCCTCCCGCACGATGAAAGGCAAGGACGAACGCTATCCCGACTACCCGCTGTTCAAGGGCCTGCAACGGCCTTTGGAGTTCATGGGTATTCAGGGACGCTACATCTACTGGGCGGCGGGCGTTGCCGGCGGAGCCATCGTCGGATTTATCATCGCCTACTGCCTCGTGGGTTTCGTGGCCGGACTGGTCGTGCTGGTTGCGGTCGTCTCGACGGGTATTGCGCTTATCATGCTCAAACAGCGGAAAGGGCTGCATACCAAGAAAGACGGTCGCGGAGTGTATATCTACGCCCACTCGAAGAAACTGTGAGAAGAAAAGAAAAACCATCACGGGCAACGTGTGGTCTTGTTGAATGTTGAACGCGGGCCGGCCGCCTGAAATCCGGGTGGACCGGCCTTTTTTATTGTATTTTGAAATGACCTTGTACATCATTCTACTTTTTATCGCCTTGTGTGCCGGCATGGCCCTGTCGGTCTATGCGTTCGGTACCGGAGGCAAGCGTAAGCGTATCTTTCAGGACATCTATTTTTCTGTGGAAGATACGAACGGCGTGGGCGTGCTGTACACCAAGACGGGCGAATATTCAGCCATCCTGAAAATAGAGAATCCCGTGCAGAAATACTGTGCGAACATCGACAGCTACTACGAGTTCACGCACCTTTTCACCGCCCTCGCGCAGACGCTCGGCGAAGGATATGCCCTGCACAAACAGGACATCTTCATCCGGAAACAGTTCGAGAACGAGACGGGGGACAAACACGAGTTCCTCTCATCGGCCTACTTCCGTTACTTCAAGGGGCGTAACTATACGGACAGCGTGTGTTACCTGACCATCACGCAGGAGGCGAAGAAGAGCCGCCTGTTCTCGTTCGACAACAAGAAGTGGCGCGACTTTCTGGTCAAGATACGCAAAGTGCATGACCAGCTGCACGATGCCGGGGTACAGGCCAGGTTCCTGAACAAAGCCGAAGCGAGCGAATACGTGGACCGCTATTTCGCCATGAACTTCAAGGAGCGGATCGTGTCGATGACCAACTTCAAGGCGGACGACGAAACGGTCTCGATGGGCGACAAACGCTGCAAGGTATATAGCCTTGTCGATGTGGACTGTGCCGCACTGCCCTCACTGATACGGCCTTACACCAATATAGAGGTCAATAACACGGATATGCCCGTGGACCTGCTGGCTGCCATCGACAACATTCCGAATGCGGAGACGGTCGTCTATAACCAGATTGTCTTCCTGCCCAACCAGAAAAGGGAACTGGCCCTGCTGGACAAAAAGAAGAACCGGCACGCCAGTATTCCCAATCCGAGCAACCAGATGGCCGTGGAGGACATCAAGCGGGTGCAGGAGGTCATCGCGCGGGAAAGCAAGCAGCTCGTGTACACCCATTTCAACCTGATCGTCGCCGTACCGGCCGATACGGACCTGCAAAAATGCACGAACCACTTGGAGAATGCTTTCGGACGTATGGGTATCCATATTTCCAAAAGGGCGTACAACCAACTGGAACTGTTCGTGAACTCGTTTCCGGGTAACTGTTACGGCATGAACGAGGACTATGACCGCTTCCTGACGCTGGGTGACGCGGCGATGTGTCTGATGTATAAGGAGCACATACAGCACAGCGAGGAGACACCGCTGAAAATCTACTACACAGACCGCCAAGGCGTGCCGGTGGCTATCGACATCACGGGAAAGGAGGGGAAAAACAAGCTGACGGACAACTCGAACTTTTTCTGTCTCGGTCCTTCGGGCAGCGGCAAGAGCTTCCACATGAACTCTGTCGTGCGCCAGTTGTACGAGCAAGGAACGGACGTGGTGATGGTCGATACGGGTAACAGCTACGAGGGACTTTGCGAATACCTCGGCGGCAAGTACATTTCCTATACCGAGGAAAGACCGATTACGATGAACCCATTCCGCATCAATCGGGCGGAAATGAATGTGGAGAAGACGGGCTTCCTGAAAAACCTCGTGCTGCTCATCTGGAAAGGCTCGCAGGGTACGGTCACAAAGACAGAGGACCGCCTGATAGAACAGGTCATCACGGAGTATTACGACACTTATTTCAATGGGTTCGACGGCTTCACACCCCTGCAACGGGAGGATTTGCGTAAGGGGCTGCTCATCGACGACCGTAACCATGCCGAGAAGCAGGACGAGGACGAAGGAGAGCGGACCGGGCGTATCGAGCGCATGATCGACGAGATGGAACGCCGCCGTAAGGAGTTGAAAGTGGAAGAGCTGTCGTTCAACTCGTTCTATGAATTTTCCGTGCAGCGCATCCCCGACATCTGTGCCGAAAACCATATTTCGGGCATCGACATATCGACGTACCGTTACATGATGAAGGACTTCTATCGGGGCGGCAATCATGAAAAGACGCTGAACGAGAACATGGACAGTTCATTGTTCGATGAGACGTTCATCGTCTTCGAAATTGACAGTATAAAGGATGATCCTCTCCTGTTCCCTCTTGTCACACTGATTATCATGGATGTATTCTTACAGAAGATGCGTATCAAGAAGAACCGCAAAGTCCTGGTCATAGAGGAAGCGTGGAAGGCCATTGCCAGCCCGCTCATGGCCGAATACATCAAGTTTATGTACAAGACGGCCCGTAAGTTCTGGGCCTCGGTCGGCGTGGTGACGCAGGAGATACAGGACATCATCGGCAGCCCTATCGTCAAGGAAGCCATCATCAACAACTCCGACGTGGTGATGCTGCTTGACCAGAGCAAGTTCCGCGAGCGGTTCGATGAAATCAAGGCTATTCTCGGACTTACCGACGTGGACTGCAAAAAGATATTCACCATCAACCGGCTGGAAAACAAGGAAGGGCGCAGCTTCTTCCGAGAGGTGTTCATCCGCCGGGGGACGACCAGCGGCGTGTACGGCGTGGAAGAACCAAGAGAGTGTTACATGACCTACACCACCGAGCGGGCGGAGAAAGAAGCCCTGAAACTCTACAAGCGGGAATTGCGGTGCAGCCATCAGGAAGCTATCGAGGCGTACTGTCGGGATTGGAACGCCAGCGGTATCGGAAAATCCCTGCCGTTCGCCCAAAAGGTCAACGAGGCCGGGCGGATATTGAACCTTCATGTAAAACAATAACAATCAAATCATCAATTACAGAAAATGGAAAAGATAGACATCAGCCAAAGCGTGAAGACACTTGAGTTCGGGAGCAAATATGAAGCCCGTATCCAACGGATATTCCGTGAGTTCGACATCAAAACCATCCGGGATTTGTGCCAATGGCCCGGAAAGGACTTGGTAAGGGTACGCGACATGGGAAGAAAAAGCATCGAGGAAATAGAGGATGTTCTGGAAAGGTACAATCTCCGGTTGGGAATGCCCGGTAAGGAACTGGACGAATACGCCGGTATCGGAAATTCCGTGCAGGACGAGGAAGAAGAGGCGAAGTGGGAACAACGCAGGTACGAGATAGCCAAGGAGGTATTCATACACCACCGTCTGGTGGCAAATTCCGCCGTATATGAGGCCGACGAACTGATACGTGCACTAAGAGGCATGACGCGCCGTTGACGGGGGCTGTTTTTAACCGGGGAGGAATCCATGATGAAACGGCTGTCACTTATCCTTATGCTCCTGTCGCTCGTTGTCGTACAGCACATCCACGCGCAGTATTACAGCGTGAACTACGATGCGCGTACCGTGGCGGCAATGGCTACCGCTTTCGGTACGGAAGCCGTGGCGGAAAGCTATTACCGGGAGCAGGTCGATGACATACTCAAGCACTACAATGCGGCGGAAGTGGCCACGGCGGGGATTTTTGCCTCCAAGTTCTTGGAGCATAAAGCCTTTTCCGACCTCGGTATCTGGAACAGCAGTACGGAGAACTACTACTACCGCCGCATTTACCGCATGGTCTCGGAGAAGATCATACCCAAGATATGGGTGGTGGCGAAACTGATGCTCCGCTCACCGCAAACGGCTATCTACTGGGGCAGCTACCTGATGAAAATCTGCGACGAAACGAAAAGCCTGTGTATGCAGTTCGAGAGTGTAGTGACGAACAGCACGTTGGGCTTTTCGGACATCGTGTTTCTGGAAATCAACCGGAACATCGCCCCTCTGTTGAAACTCTCGGAGATAGGCGACATCGACTGGCAGCACATGCTGGACGACATCGCCAGCGTGCCGGGCAATTTCACCAAGGAGAACCTGCAACACGACATCGACAACCTCTACAACATGGGTGTCGGTCTCGCCTCGGCAGGTATCGGGAACATTGGTGACGCCCTGTTGCAAACCAGTTCGTTCCATGAGCTGATGGGCGGCAGGGTCAGCAAGGTCATCGACCTGTATGACCATTACGGTGCGCTCTTCGAGCAGGCGGAGCATGACCTCGGCGGCCTGCTGATTGACATGGTGGGCGGTGAGGACAACGTGGCGGGACTGTTCGATTTCAGCAACTACGACCTTACCTCCTGGATGACGGACTATCTGGACGAGACGGCGGGAAACTACTACACGCAACGGTGGTATATCGCCCGGCGTGAGCAAGGGAGTATCGCCTTGTGCGACTACTACCCGCCGACGGACGATAACAGCATACTGAACGGCGGCGAATGGACGCGTTTCGAGACAACCGATCCCGACTTTTATCCCAATGCCTCGCAACGGGAGCAGGCGCTCGCCAATTCGGAACGGTACGCCGGTTGGTCGAGAAGCCGGGTACAGCAGCTCAACAACCAGAATGACGGCTATACCTATAGTATCAACTACTGGCAGAACGGCTATATCATCAGCCGGGGCGGCAAACAGACGAAGAAGGCATACGCCTACGAAATCCATGTGAAGAAAAGCTGGAACCGGGAAGAGGTCGTCTATGAAGAGGTGTTCGATTCCTACTCGATGGACCTGAACACGTTCAAAGCCGGGCTTAACGCCCGACTCTCGGAGTTCAACGACAACGAGGAAGGTTATACCTATTATATAGCTTCTGACGCGCGGAACTATTATCAGGCGACGGACGCCGCGAAATTGCAAGGCTGCGAGAGCGTGACCATCAGTGTAACCTGTTCGGACGGGGCTACGCTCGGTCAGGGCACGACGCAGTACAAGTGCCGAACGTGCGGCAAATCCCTGAACGCCCATTCAAAGGAGTGTGCCATGCAGACCACGGTTACGGAGAACGAACTGGACTTGTCCGAGCTGGACGCCATGCTGCAGGAGGCAGAGAATCAGGTAGCCGCCATCCAGTCGCAAATCAACGCGTTGGAGAGCGAGAATGCCGACCTGCTGAAAAAAATCGCCGAGGCAAGCGTGGAAGATGCGGCGGTGTACCGGCAGCAGTACAACGCGAACAAGACACAGATAGACCGCCTGAAAAGCGAGCTGTCCGAATGGCAGAAGAAACAACGGGAATACACCGACGCGAAAACCGAGGCGTCGGGCGATAACGATGTGGCAACAGACGACTATTACCGCATACCGGCCATCATGCAGGACTGCAAGACGGCTTACAGCCTGTCGTGGCAGGACGGCGGGGCGTGGAACGGCTACACCTATGTCCGTAAGGCGACCATGCCGAACATCAACGGGGTCATCACGTTCAAGGCGACGGTCTCGATAGCCCGCAAACCGAAATATTTCCTCGGTATCAAGATACACCGTGCCATCGTGCAGATCAGTTGGGAACTGACCACGGAATACACCGACACGTATGTGGCCGACGTGCTGACGCTCGACCCTAACCTGTCGGACGCGGAGAAAACGAAACTGGTGAACGACCGTATTGCGGAGATTGCACGAGAGCATCCTTCGTGCAAGATCACGACGGAATATGCCCGTACCCCACCATTGGAAGAGACTCCGACCGGGGAGGTGTACCATCTGCTGTGGTCAAGCGACCGGCTCGAAATCGCACGGGAAGTGGATTCCCGGATTACGATGATATATGCCGACCTCGTGTCACTGGAGAAGATGATGCACTACAAACGGAGCATCATCGACGTGCTGAAGGACGTGCTGCCCGAATTGGATATGGACGAGGGACGCAGGCTGACGCTCGTGGAGGAATGCCACGAACGCTGGGTGGAGAATGCGCGGAACCTGCGGAGCGGAAACGGCAGGAACGGCAAAGGCAGCGGAAAGGAGGTGCGGCCATGAAACGTGCCCTGCTGATGGCAGTCGTGCTGCTGGCTCTCCTGCCCGGCATTGCCAAGGCGCAATGGACGTTCGACATCGTGTCGGTAGAAGCCTACATCAACGACCACAAGAAGCAACGCAGCCTGCTGCTGGCCCGCAGTACGCTGGAATACAGCAACAAGCTGCTGCACGAGTACAGCCGCAAAGAGGTCGGCGAGTATAAGGAACTGAATGTGGACTTGGACCGCTACACCCGTGCCTTCGACGTCATCGACGTGATGTACCAGTCCTTGCGGACGGTGCTGAACGTGAAAAGCACCTATACGGCGGTCAGCGACCGTATCGGCGATTACAAGAGACTGCTGGAGGACTTCAACGATAGAATCGTGAAACGGGGGCGCATCGACCCCGGCGATGCCGTGATACTGGCCATCAACGAAAAGGCAATACGGGACATCGCCGATGACGGGAAACAGCTTTACAAATCGGTCAGTGACCTCGTGCTGTATGCCACAGGGGCGGCAGAATGTTCGACCTCCGACCTGCTGATGGTGCTGGAAGCGGTGAACACGTCGCTGGACGACATCGAGCGGCACCTGAACCGGGCGTATATCGAGACGTGGCGGTACATACAGGTGCGCATCGGTTACTGGAAAGCGAAGATTTACCGTCCCAAGGTCAAGGAGATTATCGACGGGGCTTTCGGACGATGGCGCAAAGCGGGACGGCTGGATTATTAACGAACGATAAAAGGGAAAGAAGGCAAACTATCTACAGGTTAGAGTTTGACTTCCATGCCATCGACATCGGGAAATAAAAACAGAGAAAGAATTTTTAGTACAAACAAGCCTATTGGGATTATACCAAGGGATAAAAAGACATTCAGATTGATGCAATGGAAAAGATTGTTTTTGCAAAAGACATTACGTTATATAAGGCCGATTGTCTTGAAGTGATGCCTTTTCTTCCGGAATCAAGCATTGATTTGGTTTTATGCGATCCCCCTTTTGGAATTACAGCTTCACAGTGGGATAAAATAATACCATTCCCGGAAATGTGGAAAGAGATCAGGAGAGTCAGGAAAGAAAATGCACCTACGGTCTTATTTGGCAGCGAACCGTTCAGCAGCTTTCTACGCTGCGGCAATTTAGATGAATTTAAATATGACTGGGTTTGGGAAAAGTCAAAAGCAAGCAATTTTCTTCTCGCTAAAAAACAACCTCTAAAAGCACATGAGCTAATAAGTGTCTTTGGCAAAGGCAGAACCCCTTATTATCCAATCATGGAGGAAGGCGAGCCTTACGGGAACCGCACGAAGAGAGGAAGCAATTGGACAGGGATAAACAATGTACCCAATCCTACATTCAGGCATGAAAACAAAGGGACAAGATATCCACGAAGTGTGATATACTTCAAAACAGCGGAATCGGAAGGCAAAACGATTCATGTCAACCAAAAGCCGATTGCATTATTGGAGTATCTGATAAAAACATACACAAAGGAAGGAGATACTGTCCTTGATTTTGCTTCGGGGAGCATGAGCACCGCAATTGCCTGTATCTATACGAATAGAAAATGTATTTGCATTGAAAAAGACGAGACATATTTCTCGCAAGGAGAGAAACGAGTCAGGAATGAATACCAATATTTATGACAGTAAAGGAAGCTCAAAAAAAGTATGACTATACGATATAAATAACTGTAAAATAATGAATAACCGGAAATTAATATGAACAGAACTCTCTTACTCATGGCGGTTGCAGCAGTTGCAACGAGCGGTGTCAAGGCGCAGTCGGTTACTTACAACCATGACTCGCCGAAACAGAACCAGATTACGGTTATGGAAACCGGTACGGGCGCTCTGTCGCCCGAACTTTATTACACGCTGCTGCACAACAAGTACAAGAAGTCGGCGGCAAGCAAGAACAAACTGTCGTTCCGCACGCTGGCGGGTGTGAACCTGTACAACCAGACAGACGAGGCGGAAGCCATCGACTCGGCACTGGTCAAGCGGGCCGAAATCGAGGCACTGAATGTAGCCGACCGGCAGATTGACCTCGCGTGGCTGGCCGAGGGCGATAAGATAAACGCTCAAATGGAACGGCTTCAGCGCAACATCGACCGCATCCCCCTTGCCGGGGGCACAACGGACGACAGGGAGCGGTGGACGGAATACTACCACGTCTACCAGTGCGCCATTGACGCTACGAAGGACGCCTACATGCCCAACGCACAACGGAAGAAAGAGTACCTGCGAATCTACGAGGACGTGGTACGGCAGAACGAGATTCTGGTCGGCTACCTTGCCCGAAGACAGAACGCCACGGTTGCGAACGGGCTGCTGAATGCAACCGCCGACCGGAGACTGGACAAGGGCGGTATCGTCCGCGAGGCGATGGGCCGGTGGAACGAATCGCGTTCCGCCGTGCGAGGGGCGCAATCGGGCGGCGAAACTGATACGGGAGACGGAGACGAGACGGTAAACAGAAAGAACTAAAAACACACAACGTATGGCAGACGGAAATATTCTTTCGGATTTCGGTATCGACCTCTTGGAAGAGGAAATCGACGACGTGATTTTTCAGACCAACGAGTTTCTGACCGATGCGACCTTTACCGGCTCGCAAGGTCCCTTCTGGTGGATTCTTCAAATGTGCATGGCACTGGCCGCCCTATTCGCCATCATCATGGCGGCAGGCATGGCGTACAAAATGATGGTCAAGCACGAGCCTTTGGACGTGATGAAGCTCTTCAGACCGCTGGCCGTGTCGCTTATCCTCTGCTGGTGGTATCCTCCGGCAGACACGGGCATGGCAAACAGCGGGAGCAACTGGTGCTTTTTAGATTTCCTCTCCTATATCCCGAACTGCGTCGGTTCGTACACACATGACCTGTACGAGGCCGAAGCCTCGCAAATCTCGGACAAGTTCGAGGAAGTGCAGGAGTTGATTTACGTGCGCGACACGATGTACACTGCCCTGCAGGCACAGGCCGATGTCGCCCATACGGGTACGTCGGACCCAAACCTTATCGAGGCAACGATGGAACAGACAGGTGTGGACGAGGTAACGAACATGGAGAAGGATGCGGCGAAGCTGTGGTTCACCTCGCTGACTTCGGGGGTAATCGTGGGGATTGACAAAATCATCATGCTGATAGCCCTTGTAGTATTCAGAATCGGTTGGTGGGCGACAAGATATAAAATTTTATAA